CACGATCCGCGGATGCCGCACAACCGGGACAGCCTGACCTATCAGTACAAGTTCTACGACCAGCACGGGCGCTTCCCTTCGTGGGCGGATGCGATGGAACACTGCGATCCGGAAGTGAAAGAAGCATGGACGCAGGCACTGGAAGCGAAAGGCGTGAAGGTGCAGCAGAACCCGGAAGTGGACACGCTGGACATCCAGATCAGTCCGGAAGGCGGTGACGCATCATGAAGAAGGCGACCACATTCGAAGATCTGGTGATCGCAGCGGAGCGGACGACAAGGAAGGCAGCGGCGATCGACGCCGCGAAGAAGGCCATGTCCGGGATCGCGTGGGCGGAACCGGATGTCATCAAGGCCGTGGTGCTGCTGGACAAGGCGAAGGTCGATCTGGAAGCGCAGATCGGAATGCTACAGGACAGCATGATGGCAGAGAAAGGCGGCACGACATGAAGTTCTACCATGCGACGCCGTGGGAGAGCGCCAGGCAGATCCAGAAGGACGGGAAGATCAAAGCGTCATGGGACGGCGGCGTGTACCTGTGCAAGGATCCCGCCGACAGCTGCAAGTTCATGATCATCAGATTCGTGCAGCGCGTCGCGGTGATCGAAGTGGATCTTCCGGAAGAGAGCGTGCAGGAATCATACGACCACAGCGAAGAGTTCTTCGGCTGCAAGGCATACATTCACACAGGAGACATTGACCTGACTGGTCAAGAGGATGTGACGTTCTACGACTTCACATCGATCTGGAAAGGAGAGGATGACGGATGAAAGAGAGAAGAGACGCACCGGATCCGATGAAGGCATTCAGAGCGATCGCGCTGATCATCACGCAGCGCGGCGAAGCACAGGTGAAGCTGAAGGCCGTCAGATCTATCCAGCAGGAGAAGAAAGCAGGGTAAAAGGAAAAGCCTTCAGGAAGCGGACAAGGCATCCTGAAGGCTTCATGTTGGGCTTCTTCCGGGCATCCGGAAGCCGCTTCACGCACCACATTCATGATAGCGGAAAATGCCCGAAAAGTCAATGAAAACGCGGGACGGACGGCAGTCCGGAAGCGTCCTTGTAATGGATACTAACAAGTCAACGAATCCATATATACAAGGGATCAGAGAGAGGGGAAGGGCATCCGCACCATGAGAAAGAGAAGGAAGAAGGCCGTCATCGAATACGACTATGAAGCGGCCTATAACAAAGCACTGGAAGATCTGGAAGAAGATCAGGTGCAAAGGATCCTTCAGGGCAGCAGGAAGGCGACAGTGTACGCCACGAAGGAGATCCGGGCAGGCGATCAGCTGGAAGTGGAGATCTATCCGGAGTTCGTCAGAGGGCAGCAGGCAGAGATCCCGCCGACAGCTGCACAGAAGGAGAAGCACCGGAAAGCACAGTGGAACCTGAACGAGAAGAACAGCAGGAAGCAGTGTGAAAGAGTGATCAACGCGAACTTCGGGGACAGGGACATATGGGCGACGTTCACCTACACGGACGCAGACATGCCCGCCACGATGGAAGAAGCACTGAAGAACATGCAGAACTACATCAGGCGCCTGAACTACCAGAGGAAGAAGCGCGGCCTGAAGAACGCCAGGTACGTCTACACCACGGAGGGGACGCAGGAAGGAAGATTCCACCATCACATAGTCATGGATGGGGACATCGACATGGACACTGTGGAAGAACTGTGGATAAAGGGAAGGCGGAATCAGGTGCGCCGCCTGGACAAGGATGAAGACGGCCTGACGGGGATGGCGAAGTACATCACGAAGGAGAAGAAGAAGAAGTCACAGAAGAAGTGGACACCGTCGAAGGGACTGAAGAAGCCGGAAGAAAAGGTGAATCACTACAAGTTCAAGGCCAGAGACGTGAAGGAGATGGCAGCGGACAGCAGCTGCATCCGGGACAAGATGACGCGCTGGTACGGACAGCAGGGATACACATTCGCGAAGGCCGAAGTCAGATACAACGACGTGAACGGCAGATTCTACATCAACGCAAGGCTGCACCGACAGCCGGAAAGGACAGGGAAATGGAAAACAGGACGGAAGAACAGAGCAGGAGGACGGGGCGGAGGATTCCGCACGGCAAGGCAGAGGAAGCGAGAAGAAGACGGCAGCGCAGGCGGATCATCCGGAAAGCGAAGCAGATCGCGCTGATCGTGGCGGCGCTGGCAGTCTTCGTCCTGATCGCGTTCGGTCTGGTGAAGGGAGTGATGGCGATCGCGTGCACAGTATTCGGAGAGCCGAAGGACGTGTCCGTCGTGGAAGCAGCACCGGAACCGGAAGAAAGCCAGGAAGCAGAGACGCAGCCGGTGGAGATCATGACGCCTGAAGAGGTCGACGCGAACCAGATGGCGAAGTACGGCTGCAAGATCTACGGATCCTACGGATACCCGTGGAACCGGATGTCACAGGACTGGGACAACATCGAAGGGTTCTACTATCACGACATATCGACAGCGGCAAAGAAGGCCGGGGGCGAATTCCCGGTCATCGCGCAGATCTACACATACATCGTCTGCCGGGATGCGGGCGTGGACTATGAAACAGTCTTCGCGCTGATCGAGAAGGAAAGCGGCTGCGTGTGGGATGCGATCGGAGATTCCGGGGAATCGGTCGGGCTGATGCAGATCAATGAAAGATGGCATCGGGACAGGATGCGGAAAGAGCGATGCACGGATCTGATGAATCCATACATGAACATCCGCGTCGGCGTCAGCTATCTGGCGGAACTGTATGAAGTGACGGGGAACGTCGCCGACATGCTGACGGCCTACAACTACGGCCTGCAAGGCGCACGCGAAAACATGTGGTGCCGTGGCATCCACGACTATCCATACAACGAAGAAATCATGCAGCGCGCGGCAGAACTGAAAGCAGAGACGGCAGCGGCGCGAAAGCAGTGGGAAGAGAGGAACAAGGAATGAATCTGAAGTATGCACTGCGGTCAGAGGATACGGAACAGATCGCGGTGATCACCTGGGCGCAGTGGAACATGCAGAGGTATCCGGAACTGGAACTTCTGCACCACGTGCCGAACGGCGGAAGCAGGAACAAGGCCGAAGCCGTGAAACTGAAGCAGATGGGAGTGAAGGCAGGCGTGCCGGATCTTCATCTGCCGGTACCGAAGGCGGGATTCTGCGGGCTGTACATCGAAATGAAGTACGGCAGCGGGAGGATACAGGACACACAGAAGGAATTCATGAGAGCGGCAGCGGCACGCGGGAACTACTGCGTCGTGTGCTACGGAGCGGAAGCGGCGGTGAAAGTGCTGGAAGGCTATCTGAAACTGAAACCGATCAACACGGGACTGGGCGAAAACATCCCGCGCGTGCCGAACCTGTCGATCGTGAAGGAAGGGAAGGTGAAGGAATTATGACAGTGAAAGAGTTCACGGAAGTGCTGCACAATCCGGATCGCGTCCGGATCTTCCGGAAGGAAGGAGAAGAAAAGGTGCTGATCTTCGACGGATGGGCGGCATCCATCAAGCAGGACACGGGGAAAGCGCGGATCCGGCAGCAGGATCTGGAAAGGAACGTCATCGACTTCAGGGCGACGCCGGAGATCACGCACAAGGACTACAAGAAGCGCGGACTGATGGCGCCAATGGATCCGGACATGACGCCGATGTACAGCTTCAGCGATCTACAGATGCGGCTGTACTACGACATATTCGCAGGATAACGAAGGAGGGCACACGCACCATGATGAAGATCATATCAGTGATGAACCAGAAAGGCGGGATCGGGAAGACCATGACGGCGGCATCGATCGCGTACATTCTGGGAGAGGAAAGGCAGCGGCGCGTCCTGTGCGTCGACGCGGATCAGCAGGGAAACCTGTCCATGCTGTACGACAGCTTCGATCCGGAAGGCGCAGGGATGCCGGAACTGCTGGAAAGACACAGAAGCACGGGCGGATCATACAGCACGGCGGATCTGATCAGGACGACACCGTACGAACACATCGACATCATCCCGGCGAACGGATACCTGATGCGGACGAACATGAATCTGCTGCTGAAGGAGCGGGACGACCAGATCGCCAGGTTCACGGCGGCGATGCTGGAAGTGAACGGGGCATACGATTATTGCATCGTGGACTGCGGCCTGCTGATGGACATGACCGTGACGAACGTCCTGATCGCGTCGGATCTGGTGATCATCCCGGCGAAGGTCGGAGGATTCGAGATCGAGGGCATCGGAAACACGATCGAGCAGATCGAAGATCTTCGGCGCCTGAATGCCGGGATCCGGACGAAGGTGCTGATGACCATGCGCCAGAAGAATCAGACATCGCTTCAGGTCGAAGAATGGCTGAAGACCGTATCCGGGTATGAATGCTTCAGCACATCCGTCAGACGGTCGATCGTGGCGGAGAAGGCAACGGTCGCACGCCTGCCGCTGCCGAAGTTTTCAAAAGGCTGCATCGTGACGAAGGACTATCAGGCCGTGACGCAGGAACTGATCGAAGACATGGAAGGCGGCGCGGCATATGACTGAAAAAGAGATCTGCGGATCATACCGCAGGGCAGACAACAAGATGACACAGATCAAGATCCTGTCGGAACTGACGCTGAAGAGTGAATACGAAATCATGTCGATCGTCGTCCGGAACGGATACGAACTGCCGCCGAAGATCGTGACCAGACTGACGAAACGCCTGGACACGCTGGACAGCAGGATCTGGAACGACGAACAGGAATATAAAGAGATCTACAGGGCGCTGACTGGCGCCCGGAAGGAGGAAAAGAAATGCAGCAGGAAGACAATGTGATCAGACTGAACGCGAAGGATGTCCTGAAGCTGTCGAAGACGGACTTCATCGTGAAGTACGGAGACGGGACACAGCACGAAGTGAACGAAGGGATCCTGATCGAAGCGAATCCCGACAATTCCGTCACGTTCCACAACGGGACGGACAGGCCGGAAGTCCTGTTCGCGGCGACGTTCGCACTGTTCGAAGCGATCAGCAGATTCGGGCTGACGGAAAGCTATGACAGGTACTTCGCGGAAGAGATGCGGCAGAGAGGGCAGGAACCGAAGAAGGAGGGCGAATAAATGGCGGCAGGATGGAGCGTGCTGGACGCACTGAACAAGAACAGCAAGGCAGCGGTCGACGATAAGCCGACAGCAAGGTTCCGGACGCGGGACATCAGCATCCGGAAGATGTACAGCAACGAAAAGAACTTCTACAGCATGACCGACATCGAGAAGCTGGCGCAGGACATTCTGACGTGCGGCCTGCTGGAAAACATGACGGTCACATATGCACCGTGCGAGAAGGGCGAATACAGGATCATCGCAGGCGAAAGGCGCTGGCGGGCGCTGACGATGCTGTGCAATCTGGGATACAAGGAATTCGAAGTCGCCACGTGCCAGATCAAGAATCCGGCAGAGGAACACGAAGAGACGGTGCAGCTGATCATGGCGAACGCATACCGGGACAAGACAGTGATGGACGTCCTGGAAGAGGAAAAGCAGCTGAAGGCCGCGCTTCAGTACATGAAGGACAACGGTCTGACGCTTCAGGGCTACAAGCTGGATTCCGGAAGGCTGCGGGATGTGATCGCGTCCATCATGAACATGACCGGGACGAAGATCGCACAGATCGAGAGCATCAACAACCGACTGATCCCGGAATTCACGCAGGAACTGAAAGAAGGCCGTCTGACATTCAGCGCGGCCTATGAGATCAGCGGCATGGACGAAGAGCGGCAGCGGGACATGCTGGAACGCTACAAGGAGACGGGAAGCCTGACATGGAAGGACGTCAAGGAAGCGAAAGCGGCAGCGGCAGCGGCTGAAGAACAGGAAGAGATTCCGGGGCAGATGAACTATCCGGAAGACTTCGAAGAAGAGGATGACGCGGATCAGCAGGAAGCGGATCGCTTCGCACACGAACAGGATCCTGCGGACGAAGAGATCTTCGCGGCATGGCAGGACGTGACGGGCAGAGGGACAAGACTGAAGATCACAGACCAGACCACGAAGGACGGCCTGATCGAACAACTGAAGGAATACTTCGGCAGATCTTACAGCGGATTCAGCGCGAACACGGATCCGGTGACATTTATCAACTGTTCACCGAATGGGATCAAACTGGAAGTGAAGATCGAAGGACGATTCGTGCAGCGGAAGATGATCAGCTGGACGGCATTTGTGAACAAGGTGATCGAAGCGGGACTGTTCACGCCGATGAAGGAAGTGGACGCGCATCCGGAAGCGAAGGAAAGCATCTGCTACGCCTGCGACAACTATGAAGCCTGCCTGAAGAAGCAGACGAACGTCATGAAGTGCGACAGCTTCGTCGACCGCAGAGAAGCCAGGAAGACGGATGAAGAGCGATACAACGAAGAGCAGGACAGGATCGACAGAGAGACGAAGAAGAAGCTGGAAGCGATGCAGGAGGATCAGCAGGGGCAGCGGGAGCAGGACGACAGGCCGCAAAGGTACATCCGCGTGTCTGCTGACATGTATCACGCGATCGAGACACAGCAGATCCCGTACATGATCGTGCAAAAGGACGCGCAGGGCTTCCGCCAGGGCGACAGGCTGATGATCCTTGCGATGAAGGACGGAAAGGCCACAGGCGACAGGATGAAGGCTGTGGTGACATGCGTGGACGACGACACGACGTCCGGCGGAATCTGCGAAGGATACGCCGTGATCGGCGTCATGGACATCTACGACGCGGAATCGCTGGGACTGATTGATCTGGAGGACGAAGACTGATGGCAAGCAAAGAAAAGTTCGTGGAACCGATGAAGAAATCATACAGCGTGAAGCAGCTGCTGAACGGCGACAGCCTTCAGGAAGCGCTGCACGGCATCCGGAACATCCAGACGATGCTGTGGGAGACGATGCCGGATGAACACTATGAACAGGTCGAAAGACACTTCGACGTGGCGATCGCGTCAATGATGGCGCATCTGATCGGCGTTCCTGTCGAGGATCCGCGCGAAGACGAACACATGGAAGAAGGCGACGGCGAAGGAAAGCCGCCACCGGAATCCGGATTCGATCGGCAGGAACTGCCGTATGACGCATTCGGAGATTACAGCGTGTTCAGGAAAGGAGGGAAAGAGCATGGAAGGGATGACACTGACGGATGACCGCGTGATCTGCGACAGCTGCGGACAGCAGACGGACGTCGAACTGTGGACGCGGCAGATCGCAAAGGACAGAAACGGTTATGACGTCACAGAACAGTATTTTGAATGCAAAAACTGCGGGAAGCACTACACCGTCGGCGTGTACGACAGACAGATGCGGCTGGACATCCAGAAGCGAAGGCAGATACAGGCGCAGATCCGACTGCACAGGCAGATCGGCAGCAGGCCGGGCACGATCCAGCACTTCATCCGGAAGGAAGAGAACCTGAAGGACAAGATGCTGCGCAGATCGCAGGAACTGAAGGAACGGTACAGGGAGGAATGCGGAAATGGCACTGACAATTCTGACAATTATTAAATATGCGCTGATCATCATCGCGTCGATCGTCGGGCTGACGGTCATGGTAATCATGACGGTCATGATGGGATTATATTTGATCCTTGTGTGGGCGTCCTGGAACAGCGACTACGAATAAGCGGGATCAAGCAGGAAGGAGACGGAAAGAACATGAACAAGGTCATTTTGATGGGGCGCCTGACGCGCGATCCCGAAATCAGGTGGACACAGGGACAGGATCAGATGTGCATCGCCCGTTTTACACTGGCGGTCGACAGAAGGCAGAGAAGGCAGGACGGGCAGCAGGCCGCAGACTTCCCTTCGTGCACGGCCTTCGGCAAAAGCGCCGAATTCTGCGAAAAGTACCTGAAGAAGGGAACGAAGGTCGTCATCACAGGACGCCTTCAGACGGGATCCTACACGAACCGCGACGGGGCGAAGGTATACACCACAGACGTGATCTGCGAAGACATCGAGTTCGCAGAAAGCAAGTCGCAGGACGGCAGCGGGAACCAGCAGGCAGCGGCAGGCGGTCACAGCGCCGGGCATGAGCCGCGACAGCAGGAAATGCAGACAGATATGGACGGATTCATGAACATTCCCGACGGGATCGATGAAGAACTGCCTTTTTCGTGATCAGGATGAAAGAAGGTGATGACATGAAGATCTGGAAGGCGATCAGGACGGCAGCGGCGCGATTCTTCGGCATCCGGCAGCGGGAGCAGGAGCAGGAAAGCGAAAAACAGCAGCAGGACGACGCACAGAACGGCGCACAGAGCGACGAAAGCGTACAGACGGGTATTTCCTCACAGGAAGCAGAAAAGGCCGTCACAGAGGACACAGGGCGGCAGGACGAAGCAGAAAAAGCGCTTCCGGCAGCGGTCGGACAAGGCGCGCAGGACATCCGGAAGATGATCTTCGAAAAGCAGGAATATGAAGAGCGGATCCGGCAGATCGCAGACATGACAGGCGCAGATCCGGATCTGATCAAAAGCCGCATCGAAGAATATGCGAAGATGAAGGAGAAGACGCCGCTGGAAGCCGCGAACGAAGTGAAGGCTGCGCTTCATCTGCGGGACGAATACGTCGAAGCGGCGAAGGCCGCGAATGAAATGATGCAGGATCTGGCGCGGCGCCTGGGCGAAGCATTCGACCAGCTGGGCGACATCGTGAAGGACATGGCGGAAGATCTGAACAGGATCATGCAGCAGGCGCGTGAAACGCTGATGACAAGCGAGAAGCGCAAGGCAGAAATCCGGGCATGGCGCAGATACTACGAAGCCAGGGCGAAAGCATCGAACAACTACAGGCGGATGCACGGCCTGCCGATGGTAAGAAGGCCGCGCCGCAGATATGGAAGAAGATCAAAGCCGCCTGACGGCAGCGGCAGAGGGACGGAAGAACGAAACTATACAAGAAGGGAATGATGACCGAATGCAGCAGGAAGACAAAGAAGTGGAGATCCGGAAGATCGTGCAGGATACGATGGAAGCCGAAAGGAAGATCCAGCGGAACAGGATCCTGTATAATACGCGGATCCTGATGGAACAGTACATCGAGATGCGAAGGCATGTCGAGAATGCTATATCCGAAGTCGAAGAGATGGACGCGACAGAATTCGAATCACTGATGCAGGAGAACACGCACCTTGAAAGCGTGCGGCGGACAAAGCTGAAGACGGCGATGATGATCGCGAACATCGACAGAGCGATGGAGGAACTGCGGCAGGAGTATGAAGACAACCGGATGCTGTACAAGTACGAAGCCTTCCGGCTGCACTATATCGACGGGAAATCATTCGAAGAAGTGGCAGAGATCCAGAACTGCGGAAAGAACACACCGTCGCGCTGGTCGAAGGAACTAATCCGGAAGATGTCGGTGAAGCTGTTCGGGATCGAAGGCATCGAAAAGTGGTGAAGGATTAAAACTGTTTCACATGAAACGAAATAATTCCCGGTCAAAATGTTGGGGAAAAGCTGGGGTTTTAATGGTGGGACGGACGAAGTAAAATGGTAGCGTGGAAAGTTGCAAGAGGGAAGCAGCTGCGGACGAATTCGCAGCTGCTTTTTTCTGTGCCATTTTCGTCCATCCACAGCGGCACGCACTGTCATCCGGAAGGGTGGCAGCGGCGTGTTCGTGTTCAGGAAAGAAGGTGAAAGAATGCTGTGGCATAAATGCAGATGCGGCGCGCTGATCCCGCAGGGGATCCAGAGATGCCCGGACTGCGAAGCAGGCAGCAGCAGGCAGATGTCGCGGCATATGGAATACAACCTGTACAGGCGGAACAAGAAGACGGCGCAGTTCTACATAAGCAAGGAATGGCGCGGCCTTCGGGCGTTCGTGATCAGCAAGTACGACGGGCTGGATCTGTACGCCTTCTATGTCCAGAAGAAGATCGCGACGGCTGACATGGTGCATCACATCGTGGAGGTCGAAGAGGACTGGAACAGACGGCTGGATCCGACGAATCTGTTCCCGCTATCGAATCAGAATCACGGGATCATATCCGCGCTGTATGAC